CTCTGGAATTAGTGTTATGCCTTATAACTCTATATCTACAACTAGAGGACTTACCATTCCAATTAATCAACAGGTATCTAGTCAATACTTGCTTGGTGGAGTACAACTATCCTTGATGTATAACAAAAACTATACATTTCAAAACAATATGCAAATAGCAAAAATTTATACAGACAGCAAAACTTATGACATTTATATAGAACCAGAGTTAGACTTACAAAGAGCCAAGATGGTCATTTACGATCAAGGAGTACAAGCAACAGGAATATCATTTTATCAAAATGGAGGTCTAGTAGACAATCCATATATAGATCCTTTAATCTGGAACGATATAACTATAGCCTTTAGTGAATCATTAGAGTTAAGTGAAACAATAGGACAGTTTGAGATATATGAAGGAATTATGGTAAACAACATATCTTTCTATAAAAAATCATCAGATATCCTTGGATCTACCTTTGATGATAAAACTTGGCAAGAACTAAGAACGGATTCAGTATGGGGAGATTGGTTAGAGTTAAGCCCTAGAACAGGGGTAACTTACGTGTGGGACGAAGTAAGTAAAAAGTTAATTACAACAACCTTCGTTATTGACGGAAAATCAATTTATGAAACAACTTATGGTCTTTCTAGAGCAATTGCATCAGATAGTGCATCGGTAAACTTCTTTTCTGACGGAATTAAAGTATTTTCTGGAACAATATGGGGTGAATTTGCTGGTAAAGCAGTATAATGTGGTACAATTGGGTATATGAAAAAGCCACAAACAAATAAAAACGGTAACTCTAAGTTAACAGTAATAGAAAAAGCCTCAGAACATGGCATATATGTGTGGCAAATGAACCATAATGGAAAGGCTTTTGGAGACGGTCGTGGTAACGTTATGAATATTCCAGGTAATAGGTATGATTTAGAAAAATTAAACAAAATAACTCAAGCAGCCAAGTATTATGGTGCTCCAGCAGGGAAGGCAATATTTATGGCAGGGGTTAGAAGAATAACTGACGAAGAGCACTCAGAACAAATTGACAGAATGAAACAAGGATTAATTGCTAGTGAAACAGATATCGGTGCATGGATGGATGCAGAAAGAGGGATAAAGGCTAATGGAGAATAACGAACTAGAATCTATTGCAAGAATAGATAATCTAGATAGAATGGAAAAGCCATCTAAAAGTGATGACTTTATGGTTGATGCTGAAGTTGCTAAAACTTATTCTGGACTAGACTCAAACTTTAAACGTAGGGCAACTAGAAATATAAATAAGGCCTATACAGGGGTAGATAATACAGGATCTAAGCAACTATTCCCAGAACAAGATATAGTCACAGCCTATGGCCTCTATGACGTTGTAGTGCCACCTTACAACATGGACGAACTAGCATTCTTTTACGAAAACTCATTTGCTAACCATGCTGCTATTAATGCTAAAGTTTCTAATATCGTAGGTCTTGGATATTCTTTTATAAACACAGATGCTACTGTAGCCAGATTAGAAGAAGCAGAATCTGAAGAACAACTTTTAAGAGCACAAAGAAAACTACAAAGACTTAAAAATGAAATGGGTAACTGGCTAGAAAGCCTAAATGACGAAGATACATTCAGCCATATCTTAGAAAAAGTATACACAGACGTTGAGTCAACAGGAAATGGATATATTGAAATTGGTCGTAAAGTCAATGGAGACATAGGATACATTGGCCACATTCCTTCAACTACTATACGTGTTCGCCGTATTCGTGATGGATATGTTCAAATTGTAAACCAAAGAGTTGTTTATTTTAGAAACTTTCAAGGTAGAGAATCAAATATTATAACTAACGACAACAGACCAAACGAACTTATTCATATTAAGAAATACTCACCTAAGACTTCATACTATGGAGTTCCAGATACCGTAGCCTCTTCAGTTGCTATGGTTGGAGATAATTTAGCGGGTAGATATAATATCGATTACTTTGAAAACAAAGCAGTTCCAAGATATATAGTTACTTTAAAAGGAGCAAAACTATCATCTGATGCAGAAGATAAGTTATTTAGATTTTTACAATCAGGTCTTCGTGGTCAAAACCATAGAACTCTTTACATACCACTTCCAGGAGATTCAGCAGATAACAAGGTTGAATTTAACATGGATCCAATCGAAAACGGAATCCAAGAAGGGTCATTTGAAAAATATCGTAAATCAAACCGTGACGATATCTTAATGGCTCATCAAGTTCCATTCTCTAAGGTAGGTGGGGGTGCTGGAGTTTCAATAGCATCAGCCTTATCCTCTGACCGTACCTTTAAAGAACAGGTTGCAAGACCAGCCCAAAGAAACTTAGAAAAGGTAATTAATAAAATTGTTAAAGAAAAGACAGACATGCTTCAATTTAAACTTAACGAACTAACCCTAACTGACGAAACTACTCAAAGTCAGATTGACGAAAGATACTTGCGTATGCAGGTAGTCGTTCCAAATGAGGTTCGTGAAAGACTTGGCTATCCATCTCGTATGGGAGGTCAAGATCCTATTGTCTTGGGTGCTCAACAAAGAGCAGAAGTAACATCTCAAGCAACTGGAAATAGAATGAGAGATCAACAAAGAACTGACAATAATAGCGATTCTCCTTCAACCACTACAGGCAGAGGTCCTGGTGGCGAGGGTAGAACTGTACTGTAAAAGTTACTTTTTTTAAATCTCTTATAAACACTTATATAATGGAAGTAGTATGACTAATTTGCATAAAGCATTTTGGCACTCTGAAGATAACTCTATCAAGTTATCCATGCCAATCGCTAAAATCGATAAAGAGAAGCGAACCGTTTCTGGGTTTGCTACCCTTGACAATGTTGACAAGCAGTCAGACATTGTCCCAACAGATGTTAGCATTAAAGCCTTTGAAAGATTCAGAGGAAATCTTCGTGAAATGCACATGCCTATCGCAGTCGGTAGAGTAATGTCATTTAAGTCTGACAAATTTTATGATAGAGAAGAAGATAAATTTTATAATGGAGTGTACGTAGATGCATATATTTCTAAAGGTGCTCAAGATACTTGGGAAAAAGTTCTTGACGGTACTCTTTCTGGCTTTTCTATTGGTGGCAGCATCAAAGATACTGAGGATCAATACGATCCAGAAATGGATAAATCCATTAGGGTTATTAAAGATTACGAACTCCACGAATTATCGCTTGTAGACAATCCAGCAAATCAATTTGCCAACATTGTATCTATTCAAAAAGCAGAAGATGGACAAAATACTTTTGAGGGTATAATGACAAAAATGTCACTTGAAAATGTATACTGGTCTAAAGATAATAGTCTAGTTAGACTATCTAAAGAAGAAGATCAAAGATCTGGAGAAGTTTTAATAGGTTTTGTTGAAACAACAGATGAAGAAAAAAACGATGTAATTAAAAATTTAATCAAATCATATGGAACTATGACAAATGAAAATGTTCCTAATAAAAACCCAGAAACAATTAAACCTAAGAAAAAGAAAGATGAAGACGAAGAAGATATGGACAAGGCTTCAAATATTAGAGTTGGCGACATGGTATCTTGGAACTCAAGCGGTGGAACCGCAAGAGGTAAAGTTACTAGAGTCGTTCGCAATGGAAAAATAAAAGTTCCAAATAGTTCTTTTACTATTACAGGAACTCCAGAAGATCCAGCAGTTGCAATCAGAATCTACCGTGACGGTAAACCAACTGATACTATTGTTGGACACAAGATGAAAACTTTAAGAAGATCTTCATCTAAAGCAGAAGGTATTGACTTATCTTCTGACAATTCCAAAAAGGAGGGGAATGAAATGGCAAAAACAAAACAAGAATCAGCACCAGTTGCTGAAGAAACAAAAGTTGAAAAAACAGTAACAGCAGAAGACGAAGTAGTCGTTGTAGACGAAATCGTTAAGTCTGAATCTGGAGATGCAGAAGCACCAGCAGAAGCAGCAGCAGAAGCAGTAGAAGCACCAGCCGAAGTAGAGGCACCAGCCGAAGCAGAAGCAGTAGTAGAAGCAGCAGAAGCACCAGCAGAAACTGAAGTTGCAGTTGAAGACGCTGCCACTCCTACTGAAGAAGCCGAAAAAACAATTGAGG